GGCTGCCGGCTCCAGCGTTTCCGCACCCATCGCCAGCTTGTCCAGCTCTTTGCGATGCCGTTGCGCGTCTGTATCGGCCGGGGCTTTGTATTCCGCCCCGATGACCGCGGCATCAGCCTTGAAGCCCATCTCGTCAAAAACTACTTCGGGTACGGATACCCAAACCTCGTTACCCTCCGCGTCATAAGTGGCGACCCGCGCCCCGTTTGCCTCCCAAGGATTCTTACCGACCAAAACTTTCTGACCGACCAAAATCCCCTTGATGCCTTTTACGCTATATACCCGTCCGCCAAAGCGGATTTCCAAATCCGCCGAGACTTTCGCCTCTTTCGGCGCGCTGACGGCAAGCTCTCGGCAATATTCGGCAGGCGGCGGCAGGATGAGCTGCTCGGGTTTGATTTTGTTCCACGCCTGATAGCGGGTCATGCCGTGGCGGCTGTGTTTTTGCGTACCGTTGTAGTAACGCATCCAGCGTTCCGATAAAGCATTGAGCTGGTCGATGTCGTGTACCTCGGTAAAGCGCAACCCGCTCTCAAATGCCGTTTCCACAATATCGTTGGCTTTTTCCACTTGCCCTTTGGCACGCGGATTGCCCGGCTTGTTGATTTGCACATGCACATCCAAGGGCTTGCACAAATTTTTAAACGCCGCCGAAGTATTCGCGCTGCCCGGGTCAAGCATGACCATGCGCGGTACGGTCCGGAACGGGTCTTTGCCGATGTCTTTTTTCGCCTGCATCATGTAGATGAAAAAATCACAGAGGTTCGCGCTGGTTTCGCCGCCGAAGTAATAACGCACCGAAATCGTGCCGGAGGCATGGTCTGTCCCCGTGTACCGCCAAACGCGGTCGTTTTCGATTTTGACGACGTTTTTCGGCTTGTTTTTATAAAACTCCTCTTCCTTCATCACCCGCAGCCCCGTATCCTTGCCCTGACGCGGCAGGAAATACAAAACGCACAAACTCGGGTCGATTTGCCAACAATGGTTCGGGTGTTCCGATTTCATGCGGCTGACGGGGTCGGGCTGCAAAAGCTGGTCGGAATGCAGCTTGTATTCCCGTAAAGCCCGGGTAATGGTGTTTTCAGAAAGGGGGATGACTTCCCCGGTTTCCCCGTCAATCCGCGCCGCCTCGATTTTCCCGTTGGCGCGCAGCATTTCCACCGCCTGCCGCACCGGCATCAACCGCTTGCCGTTGCGCCTCATCGCCTCCGCCAAAACCGCCGAAATCAATTTGGCTTCTTCCGGTTTAAGCTCCGTCTTGCCCGCATCGCTGCGCCGTTTGCGCGTCGGCTTGACGCTGACCGCCTCCAGCTTGCGGTATAGCGTGGCAAGGCTGATGCCCAATTCCTGCGCCTGCTGCTTAAGATATGCAGAGCGTGCGCCGCGCCCCATTGCTTCCGCCTGATTTTCGACTGCTTTAAGACGCTCAATCATTGCCGGATTCATCGCCTTCTCCCGTTTCACCGCCCAACCATTCCGGCACATTGTCTGCCGGTGCTTCGGTCGGTAGGGCATAGCTTTCGCGCAGTTGCTCGCAGTCCAAAATAATTTGATTGAGCGTGCCGACCATCTTCGCGCGGTGGTCAAATCCATGCGCCTCGCCGTGCGCCGCCATCTGCTCGAACATATCGCGCAATCGGCTGATTTGCGAGCGGATACCGACTTCCAAGCTGCCAAGCTGCATCGTCAGCTCGATGCCCACATCCGCAGGTTTAGGCTCTTTGACACCCGTCTGCTTTTTCGACAGCTTTTCCGCCAGCTCATCGACCTTTTTATTTTTATCGGCAATCACCTTATCTTTCGCTTCCGCCGTTTCACGGCTTTCGCGCAGGGCGACGCGCAGCTCCTTAATAGTCATACGGTCGACATCGTCAAAAGTGTTGCCGTTGACCTCACCGCCTTCGGCAAGCTCCAACAAAGTGTCGTCGTCTTCGACCAGCAGCTCGAGCAGTTTGGATTTGCCCAACGTCATCAGCTTAGGCTGCGCTTGTTTCATTTTCGGGTCGATAAAACGGAGGGTGGCATTCATCAGTCTTTGGGATTCCCGCCGTCCGAGGCCAACTCTTTTTCAGCGATTTCGGCAAACCGCCCATGCGGCGTATGCTCTTTGATGATGATCAGCGCGCGTCCCGGCTCAAACATCCCTTCCATCGTTTGGCGTCCGCAAATCGTCCGCGCTCAATCCATACCGTCTCGTTGTAGGCCTCGCCGCCTGAAAACTTGTCCATAACCTCCATACTGTGGATAGCCAATTCGTTTGCCGTTACGCCGACCGTATGTCCTAAAATTTCTGTTGCCATTTCTTTTGCTCCTCAAATGCGACGACGTCGTCGCATTTAGTAAATTCGGTTTTCCAATTCTTGCAAGCGCGCATTCAGCCGCTCTTGCTGTTTTCTGAACCGCTCTGCGATTTGTAGGGTTTTGATGCCGTAGGCGTAGTTGCCGTTTTCAAGCTTGATGACCAATCCCGATGCAACCAAATCATCAATATCCCTGCTGACTTGTGATGGCGTCAGCCCCAGGCCGTCTGAAAGCTCCTTATTGCTGATGCCGATTACCGGATGCGCGTCCATCGCCAAAAACACCCGCAACAGCCGCTGCGCCTTTTTACTCGTCGCCATCCGCATCCTCCTTCAGCCCAGGTTTTACCGCCGCTTCGTGGCTTTTGCCGAAATTGCCTTTCAGCTTGCCGCGCAAGGGGTGTTCCACCGCGGTGCGCTCCAAATTGAAATGTTTCGCCCGGTGCGTCTTGCACACGCCGTTGCGCTTAAACCACACGGCCGTGCTGCCGCGCGTTTGCAGATAGGGAATAGGCTTGAAATTTAAAGGTTTTTCAATATTATTTATGCCTTTCGTGTGGTATAATGTGTTTAGTTTTAGGCCTCTTTGCACGATAAACATCCGGTCTGTTGTGCAGCAGCAGGGTCTTGGCTTGTTTTAAAATAAACAAGCTTTTTCCCGTAGCCGGGTGTATGTGATCCATCATGAGCTGTCGCGCATGAGCCTTCAAAGTGTTCATTTTTTCGTCCTTTTTCGTGATGATTTAGGGTGTTTCATGTCTTGATGTGTGAATTATGAGAAAAATATTTCTCTTTTCAAGGAAATTTAAGTGGAAAAAACTTCTCTTTTTGGTAAGCGATTGAAAGAAGAAAGAATTAAATTAGGCTTGAACCAAGCAGAAGCTGCTGAAAAATGTGGTTTTTCTCGTGAGATGTGGGGAAAGTGGGAGCGTGGTGAAAATCGCCCATCAAGTGAAAAGTTATTCTCTTTTTCTAAAATCGGCATCGATATTGATTACGTCATGCACGGCAGACGCGGCGAAACAGCCGCCATGCCGTCTGAATCCTTGAGTGCTGAAGAAAAAGAACTGCTTGTCCTGTTCCGTCAGCTCGGCAGCGGCAGCCGCAAAGAGCTTGCTGACTACGCCGCCTTTAAGCTGGTGGTAGAGAAAAAAGCCCAAACTGCGCTTGGTAAAGTGAGCAACGGATAAAAAATGCCGTCTGAAGATTTCAGACGGCATT